TGGCAAGGTGCAAACTTCAAGTTGAAGGCAAAGAATGTAGCAGGATACAGAAACTATGATAGTTCTGAGTTCGCTGCAGTAAGTCCACTACTTGATGATGACGATGCTCTTGAAGCATTATGGAAGAAACAATTCTCACTCGCAGAAATTGTTGCACCAGAACAGTTCAAAACATATGAAGAACTGAAGAAAAGATTAGAGTACGTCCTTGGAAGCAAGAGACCTGCTCAAGATCCAGAAGTATTCGATGAAGATAATGATCGTGGTGAAGCAGAAGAGTTAGTAACTGCTGCTGTATCCGCACCTCCAACTACCTCAACGGTAGACAAAGACGAGGATGATGCATTATCATACTTTGCGAAACTCGCAGAAGAATAATTATACAGGAGGTCAAACGACCTCCTTTTTTTATGGCAATGTTATATTTGTATTTTCCGTCTGTGCTGTTCTTTCGTTTATGTACTCTGATGACTCAGCATAAGTCATAATATCTCTTATATCAGTTAAAAATTGTTGAATATATTCTTCTCTTAAAATAAAAATATTTCTTTTTTCTTCATTCAATCGAGTTTCATATTCATAATTACTAATACCAACTACTGGATTCAAATTAGCAGAGGGATTACTAGGATTTGGTATTGTAAAATCACTATCTACAACTTTTCCTTTCGGTAAAATTAATTTACCATCAGCATTCTTTACTTCTTTTGTTTCAAAGAATCTTACTGAATTTAATGATTCACCATACTTTTCTTCCGCATAATTATATAAATCATAGTTACTTAATGGCCATTCATTACGAACATTTAAAATACCTGCTACTGTTAGAACTATCCAATCAAATTCTGGATTACCATACAATTCCTCTGCGAGAGTATCAGGTCTCATACCCTCCCCTATTTCATATTTTTCAAACACAGTAAAATTATTCTGTAAATCATCTCTCAATTTTACTCTACGAAAAACATTTTTTACTTCTACAAAGTCAAGAGATGATGTCTTTTCAGAAAGAAAAGAAGGGTATCTTAAATTTGGTAGTTCTCTGAAATATCCCATATTAGTATCCTACTGCTTTGTCTCCTGGCCTTGTATCATAATCAATGTCGTAAATTGGTTGTAACTCTTTGAATGATAAATCCATCTGCATTGATACAGGTGTTCCATCTTCATAAGTTGAATATACTCCATCAGCTGTGTATGTTGTTTGCATATCAGTTAAGAAGCACTGTTTAAACTTATGTAAGAAAGGATGATCCTTATTTCCACTACGATATCTTAATTTAAATATATTTGGTGATCTAAGGAAGAATTGACTCCCACTTGCTACACCTCCTTGTGCTTGTGGAGCCATATTTCTCTTAAATGCTCTTATAATTAATTTAACTTGTTCTGCTTCTTTCTTATTACGAGGAGTTAATTTGAATGAGAAACGGAAGTTCCTAATTGTGACATCACTGAATAGAAGTTCCATATTTGGATTTAATATTTCACCATTACCTCTTGCTAATAGTTGATTTGGAGTTACGTTTGCACCAAAGATATTAACTGCTTCTGCCGCTAATTTCTTTGTAATAAGATCAGCCGCAGTGTTTAACCTAGCATCTCCTCCTAATCCTTGAGATAAATTCTTTTGAAAATCTTCAATTTCTTGTGTTAAATCAACATTACCAATTCCACCTGTTGTTATTTGTGTACCTGCTTTGGCCATGCCCTCTCCAATTGCTTGAACACCTGCAGCTGCAAGACCATTTAATTTTGAGTCTCCATATACAACGTTGTTACTATCTTGTAATTGTGCTGGTATTGGAAGTAGTATTGTACCTGCATTAATAAGTGGTTTACGAGATAATCTGGTGCTAGTTGTTGCACCAGCACGATTTGTAACAACATTACCAGCGACGTAACGATCACTGCCACCTGAACGATTTACATAAGTACTACCGATTGCTTCATATCTTTCGATGTCTATCTGTAAGTAATCAGCATGTTCTGTAAGTAATTCAGCTGGGTATCTTAATACACCACCCTGTTTTTTTCTACCATATTTTGCAAGTCTTTTTCTTTTTATCTCTTTTATATCAGTTTTTGATATTTCTCCTGACGATTCATTCCTTCTTGAGTTTTCTACTTCTACTGCAGCCTCAATATTATTATTAAATGTATTTTCATCAATGCTTTCTAAATTATTCTCATATCCACCATTAACTGCTGCATTTAAGTTATCTAAAAATGGATTGCCTTCATTAGCATTATCTTCATTTTTAATTGTGTTTACAGCATTGTTGAAAGATGTTTCTGGTTTTACAGTTAAACTTTCATAATCAACTTGTATACCACCAGTTACCCCCTCAGCTGGTCCCCATGCACCTCCAAAGTAGATGTAGGTTTGACCATTTGGTGCGACAGTAACGGATCCTGGTAATGGTTCTGACATATATCTTTTTAGTTATTTATACGAAATTTTGCAAATGGTATAGTATTTAGATCTTGTAACTCCTCATTTGTAACTTGATAGAGTTGACCCACCACTTCTTGAAAAGTATATGATCGAGATTGACCCCAATGAAAATTAATACCTTTGAAACCCCACTCAAATATATTTGTGACTGCAACTAATGGATTCTGATCATAACGAAGACCCTGTGTTTTTGGTTGATATACAAATACATATATCTTGCCAACTTCGGGAATTGATGATATGCTATCACCTAACACATCCATGATCTCAATCATAAGATCATCAGCATCTTCTGTTCCGAGAATATCATTTACCAGTGGGGCGATGCGACTCATTTGATTCCTAGTTCTTTTTCAGTCATGACCTTGAACTCCCACAAACGATCATCACAGAACTCTGTTGCTGCTTTCCACTTTGCCTGGTTCTTAGCATATTCATATACTTCTCTTAAATAACTCTTGGTCTGTCTTTTGGGTTTTTTTGGTTTTTGTGTTTGTTTGAGTGGTTTTACTTCTATCAGATATGTCTTGATACGACCAGTGTTCTCTTGAACTTTAATATAAAAATCAGGAAAATACCTATGAACTCGATTATCAACAGGAGAACGATAGGGTAGTGCAATCTCTTCACTTCCCCATTCAAGTATTTTATCATTCTTGTCACAATAAACCATGAATTTTCTTTCCCAAAGTGACCTGTAAATGATATTTGTAGGATCACCTTTATACTTTCTGGGATAGGAAGGATAATATTTTCCTTTATATGACATAAATAGAAATAACAATCATACTTATTTAGAGTGGCAGAGACACTAGTAAAACCGTTTAATATGGCAATTGCCAATCGTCTGATGGGACCTTTGGCACAAACAAATCATTTTTTGGTGACTCTATCATCATTGACACCAGAAGTTGAGGCATATATTCAAAATTATAGTGATGCGTCTGATTTTAGAAGATTTCTTGCTGAGAGAGGTGGAATATTATGTAGTGATGCATCATTACCAACAACTTCGTATGCGACAGCTGAAGTAAAAGATAATTTCATGGGTATACCTCAACAATATGCACATACAAGAATCTATACAGATATTGATTTCACCTTTTACGTTGATGAAAATTATACATTATTAAAAATATTTGAAGGTTGGATGGAGTATATTTCAAGTGGTTCTAATCGTTTAATGGAACAACAAACGAAATCATACTATCGTAGAATGAGATATCCTGATTCTTATAAATGTAATACCCTATATATCAACAAATTTGAGAAAAACTTTAAGAGAACTTTGAGATATCAATTTGTAAATGCTTTTCCAAAAAGTATGTCATCAGTTCCAGTAAGTTATGGACCTGCTGACATATTAAAAGTTACTGTATCTTTCAATTATGACCGATATATAGTAAGAGGTTAAAATACCCATATAAATAATTTTAATGAATTGAAACATTATGCCATTACCTAAGATTAATACTCCTACGTATGAATTGACCTTACCATCTAACGGGAAGAAAATAAAGTATAGACCATTTTTGGTGCGTGAGGAGAAGATCCTCATCATGGCACTTGAAACTGAGGATCAGAAACAGATTACATCAGCTATTATTCAAATATTGACTGCGTGTATAATGACAAGGGGTGTCAAGTTAAATGAACTTGCAACTTTTGATATTGAATATCTATTTTTAAATGTAAGATCAAAATCTGTTGGTGAAACAATTACTTTGAATTTGATTTGCCCTGATGATGAAAAAACGAGTGTCGAGGTTTCAATAGATCTTGATTCAATAAAGGTCAAAAAAGATAAGTCTCATACGAATATTGTTAAACTTGATGATAATTTATCATTAAAATTAAAATATCCATCTATGAAACAATTCATAGAGAGTAATTTTGAAGCAGGTGTTGAATCTGTCAGTAACACAATGGATGTGGTTATATCTTCTATTGATATGATTTACAATGAGGAAGAAAGTTGGAATGCATCTGAGTCAACAAAAAAAGAACTTGAAGATTTTATTGATCAGTTAAATACTAAACAATTTAAATTAATTGAAAATTTCTTTGATACAATGCCTAAGTTGTCACATAAGGTAAAAGTAAAAAATCCTAAAACAAACGTAGAATCAACCATATTGTTGGAGGGACTGGCAGCTTTTTTCAATTAGGTATGGCTCATACGAATCTTGAGTCATACTATAAGACAAACTTTGCCTTGATTCAGCATCATAAATACTCTTTAACTGAGATTGAGAACATGATCCCTTGGGAAAGAGAGATCTATATATCATTGTTGCAACAACATATTGAAGAGGAAAACTTAAAAGCACAACAAAGAAATGGATAAATCATCTCCCGTCTTTGAAAATTTTGAGAATAAAATGGCTGCTATGAGTGGCAGACCAAAAATAAACAGGAGCACCTTTAAGATTGGAGCAGGTGGTCTTGAAGGGAGAGTCGCCAATAATGAAAAGAAGATTACTACGTTAAAAAATATATTTAAAGCACAACGAGTAGAGATTGGAGAAAAGATAACCCCAAAGGTCAACGTATTAGAAGAGTCATTAATCAATACAAATTTAATACTAGCGGATGTTGCAAGACAATTAGAAAAAGATTTTGGTAATAGAATAAAAACCGAGAAACTTTTACTTTCAAAAGAAAGACAAGATAAATTAGATCGAAAACGTGAAGATAAAGAGGGGAGAATAGAAACTAAAAAGATAGGTAAGATAGCAACTTCGATAGGAAGTACAATAGTCAAACCATTTTCAAGTATTTTAGATAAGTTGCTTCAATTTGGAAAGTTGTTCTTGGCAGGTGTTGGTGTTAATGCAGCATTGACATGGTTATCTGATCCTAAGAATATGGAGAGATTTAAAAATATTCTTAAAACGATACAAGATAAACCTCTCATTGCATTGGGAACTTTGGGTGGAACATTGTTTATTATTAACAAAGCCATTTCTAGAACGTTCGGTGTATTAAAAAATTTTGTAGGTCAGATATTTAAATTTATAAGAAATCCTAAAAAATTTATAACAGAATTTGGTCCAAAAGTATTAAAATTAGGAAATAAAATTGCGGATGAAACCCCTACAAAGTTTTTATTAAGTAAGGTTGGTCGAAAAGTTGCTCAAAAAACTGGTTTGAAAGCATTTGGTGCAATACCAGTTCTTGGTGATATAGTTGATCTTGGTGTTGCAATTTATAGATTCAGTCAGGGAGATATAGCAGGTGGTTTCTTATCATTAGGTAGTGCTATTCCATTTGTTGGTTGGGGTTTTGCAGCTCTTGATATTGCAAGAGAATTTAATGCACCATTCTTGAAGGACTCAATATTAGCGAAGAAGAGATTTGATGCTCAGAAAGATAAGGAAAAGGAAAATAAAACAAGAAGAGCAATAGGTGGTCCATTCTCAGCTCAAGAAACTGTTGTATTCAACGAGGATACCCCTATTCCAATTGAATTTACAGCATTAACTGGGGGTAAAGTTATGACTGCAGCTCAAATGGATAGGATAAAGGGTATGAGAACTGAAAGTGGTGCGTCAAATATAACATTCTTGGAATTACCAACTCTTGACCAGAGAACTAAGAAACAGATAAAACAAGTAGAACCAGGTGGTGATTCAACAGCTGCTGATGTTACATCTTACTCATCGACTGATAATGATAACCCATATCTAACTGAGTTTAACATACTTGCAGAGTTAGGAGAGAAAGTATAATGGCAGTTGAGGATAGAGCAAAAGAACTTAATTCTCTTGCAGAAAAAATACGAGGATCATTCACTAGATTTAATTCACAATTAAAATCTATATCTGATAAAAGAAAAAGAATGTTGAGAAATGTAGCAGAAAGAAAAGAAAGAAGATCGAAATTAAAAGCTACCACTTCAAGTTTTGGTAGATCTATAGGTAATATTACTTCTAATGTATTAAAAACACCTGGTGATATTTTTGGTAAGGTCGTGTCTTTTGCATCTTTATTTTTACTTGGTGCGTTAGTAAACATGATACCTCAAAGGGAACAACAAGTCGATAAAGATTTAGTAAAAACTAAAGAAAAATCTAAAAAAGTTGGCAACTTCTTTATAGGGATGGTAGATGCAATAAAAGGTTTTTTTGGTAGTTTTGATAAAACAAAGAAGACTGCTGATAATACAATAGCAGGTGTAAATGATTCATCTGAGGAAGCAAACAAAGAATTTACTGATTTAGAAAAAAGTTTTGAAAATTTAAATAATTCTAATACTATAACACCTAATGGTAGAGAAGATGATATAAAAGATGATGATAATACTGATGATGTAGATAATAAATTTAAAAAACAAAATGCGAAAGGATTTGGTGCTTTAAAAAGAGATAGTAATATAAAAAAGAATTATGAAAAGGTAACAAAAGAATTTATTGATACTGAGTCAGCCTTGGTAAGAGATAAAGATCTTGATACTGTGGTGAAGGTACAAGGAGAGGTGATACCATTTAATAAGAAACAGATACTAAATAAGATTGAAGAAACTTTAGGTCGTGGTGATTTACAGTTTGGAACTGGTGTTCAAGATGGAAAAGAAGTTGTTATCATAAGTCAAAAAGTTCTTGTAGATTAGTATGTCATTCGCAGGTCCATCAAATTATAAAACTCTACGCATTGATAAGTCTATTGTGTCAGATAGTATTTTTTCTCAAACTATTGAGGCAGTAGATAGAGATTCATATAGTTTTAACACAAAAACTGCAGAAGTAGAAGGAAAGACAGTTAGATTTGATTATTTTGAAAGCATTTATTCTCCAATGGTTACTGCAAAAACTACTATTGTTGATACTGGTGATTCTGCAATAGACGAAAGGGATAACTTAGCTACTATAAGAGATGGATTTCCAATAGTCGGTGATGGTACTGAATTTATTACTTTTGAAATTGTAACTGGAAGTGGAACATTAACAACAAAACAACCAATGGCAGTTACTGGTGCTCCAATTACACTAGATCAAAACCAAAGACAAATTCTTACTTTGCCATTAGTATCCAAATATTCAATTGATGTTGCGAGTAAACCAAGACTAGGTTATTATGGAATTGGAACAATAGATGAAGCAGTTAAAAAGATATTAAAAGAGAATAATTTACCTTTTCTTGAAGAAAATATAGAAAAATCTAGCACATTAGATAAGGTAGACGGAAAAAATGAGACTCCTATTGATTTAATATTTCATTTATCAAAGAAAACAAAACCAGTTACAGGCGCACCTGGATTTTTCTTTTACGAAACTCAGGAGGGGTTTAATTTTAGATCAATTGAAGGTCTAATTGAACAAGGAATGGAGGATTATAAAAGAAATAAAACTGATCGCACATACACTTACTCCAATAATCAAAGACAAGATCCCACTGCGGAGGATAACTATAAGTTGGTAAAGATGCCAGTTATCAAGAGAGATCAAAATCTCATTACTGCTCTTAAAACTGGGGTTTATAATGTTCGTATACAAACTAAAAATCTACTGACAGGTCAGTTTACCGACAATATAGTTAATCTCCTTGATAAAAATTCTACTTATCTTGGTAATAAACCATCGGTCAAACCAAATCAAAATGAGACAACCCCATCAAATTATTCTCGAACATATAGTTATGTTTTAACACCAGGCAGTCTCGATGAGGGAGTTAGTACAAAAATTACTAATAATCCAGCTGAATATGAACCACAAGCAAACATGAGATATGCAATGTTACATTCACAAATAGTTGATATTCAAATTCCATGTAATGTTAGACTTATGGCTGGCAACGTTATCAAACTTTTAATTGAGAATGTTTCGAGTGGAAATAAAACTAATCAAGTGGATAATCCAACTCGTAGTGGTTTTTATTTAATTTTGCATCTTCATCATCATTTTGATCCTAAACATTCTTATACATCATTAACACTTGCCCGTGATACTTACGGATTGTATACTAATAACAAATGAGTTCATCAAAAGATACACCGTTTACTAAAACGAATAGTAAATCAATATATGGAAAAACCCCTCTTGAATCTTGGGTTGGTACTATTGTGTCTTATGGTTCGCAGAAAGAACAGATTGAAGGAGGTTGGGGTTGGAGATATAAAGTCAGAATTATGGGTGACAATACAAACACTGATCAAATTACCGATCAGCAACTAAGTTACGCATATGTTTTACTTCCTACCACCGCTGGGTCTGGTGGTGCATTTAAAATGAGATCAGTTAGAATCAGTCAAGGTGATTTTGTTTATGGTGTTCGTGGTGGTGGTGCAGGTGCACCAACTATGATATTAGGTGTATTCCCAAGAACAGCAAGTCAGAGTTCTGGTGATGGTAATTTTAAAAATCTTTCTGGATTTTTTGGATCACTTAAATCAAATAAAACTCTAAGTGGTGAGTTTAATGAACAAAAAGGACCTGCAACACCAGGTGTTACACCTTTGGATCCCAAAGAACAAAATTTATCTAATCGACCTGATCCATCGGTAAATTTGAAAACAATTGGATATGATGCTAACGATGATGGTGTTATTGATAATGTAGAAGAAAAATTAAGACCCCCAGTTACTGCTCCATCAAAAGAGTGGAAAGAAGGAGATCCTATTACATCAGGACAAATTGAATATATATTGAATGGTAAAACAGTTCCCCCTACTGCTGGATATAATTATACTGATGAACAGATTACTGCTGCAATTGAACAAGCAAAAACACAGAATATCATAAGTGAGGATCTTGCAAAAACAGCTGTTGAAACATTGAAAAAAGGTGACGGTGCTGACGTAAATGCAGTTTTGTTCAAACCTGAGATTCCTATTAATCCATCATAAATAATACAGTTATTATAACATATGTCAGAAATAACCCTAGCAAATTCACTTAAATGCACCTCTTTTGATGGTGAAACAGAAGTAACTAGTTCGTTGAACAAGTTTTTCAACAAAATCTCTGAGGGACTTGGTGACGCTTTCGAGTTTGTTGATGAACTTGATGAAGTAGTATCTGATATAGCTGATAGCATGGAGGGTCTGACTACAGCCATGACTGACTTCTTAGAAGAAAGTGTAATTGGTTTTGTCTCAGAGGGAATGACAGCAGCAAAGAATTTCCTTCTTAATAAGTTCAGTTTGAATCCTTTTGCAGGTCTATCAGCAAATAATGCATTTTTAAATGCAATGTTTTCACCTCTTAATGGTCTATTTAATGCTTTTGGTTGCCTTGGCTCTACAATTAAGAAGGCAATGAAGAGCACCATAGCTAATATGTTGACCAATATGATCAAAGGTGGATTTACAAATCCAATTGAATGTGCTGTTCAAAATTTTATTGGTGGTCTTACTGGTAAAATCACTAACATGGTGAGTGGAATTGTTGAACCGTTGATGGCTCCAATCAATGCCTTATTAAGTGTAGTTGGAAAAGGGTTTGGATCAATCAAGGGTTTTCTTCTTGGTGGTATGAATCTTCTTGGTAAAATTCAAGGATTGATTAATTGTGCTGATGATGAGAGCAGTGCAGTGTGTCATGTTCAGGAAACTTATGATTTATTCACTGGTGTAGGAAGTAAAAAAAATGATGCGGATAAGCAAAATAGATTTTCAAAAGGACTTGACAACTTTGCAAATAAAATTAATAACGCAGGAGATAATCTTGATGGATTAACATCAGATATTGGAAACTGGGGTATATTTGGTGGTAAGAGAGAAACTACAAGAGAAGATAGGTTAAGAGAAATTGATAATGAATTAAATGAAGTACGTGGTAATTATCCAAGCATTGCTGATGTAAGTGTTGAAATAGAAAAAACAAAAGTTGAAACTGATAGGATATCTGAAGAGTTAACACAAAATAATTTTGAACTTAATAAAACAAATGCATCTGGTGCTGTAAGTTTCAGTGCTTCTAGACCATTTATAGTCATAAGAGATAGATTAACAGAGGAACTTAATGTGCAAGGTAATAAATTAAAAAAATTAGAAGGAATTCTTGCTACACATCAAGAACTTAATAGACAAAGAGCAGAAGTATTTAAAATGGAATCAGGTGCAATTATAAAAGAAGATCTTGGTGGAACTGCTGCAAGGAGAGGTGACATAGATCGTGAGGAGGCAGATTGTAACTCTGGTAACGTACTTAAATGTGGTAAACCAAAGGTAAGTATCTTTGGTGGTGGAGGAGAAGGTGCTGTTGGTGATGTTATTTTAGGTAACTTTATTCAAGAATTAGACACAACTATATCAAAAACAGAGTATAAAAAGGTTGTAGGCACTAAATTAACCCCAAAAATAGGGGATTACTTTATAACAAGAAGTGGTGGACAAGGAAATAGAAAAATAACTTATTATCATGTATTACTAGAAAATGGAAATTACCCACGAAAAGGTAAAAATTATAGACCCGAAGCAGGATCCAAACAATTCACAAAAGAGGAAATTGTTGCAACATCTCAATTAATCAAAGAAAAAAGATATAATCCTTCAGCAAGAGTAGAACAGATTCAATATGTCAAAACACAGGTTGGTGGAAGTATAATTGAAGATATTAAACAAACTGGTGGTATCATTGGTGTAGACATCAAATTCCCTGGTGAAGGATATACACAAGAACCTATCGTACGTTTTGATGATAATTGTAAGCAGGGATATGGTGCTTATGGTCGTGCTGTGATAGATAAAGATCCAAATTCACCAACTCATGGACAACTAACTAAGATTTTAATCGTATCAGAAGGTGAAAACTATCCAGTAGAAGCACCAGAAGATGTATTTGTTGATGAAATTGTTGTTGAAGACGGTGGTTCTGGTTATACAATGGATGATACAATAGAAGATTTTGAAATTTGTGGACTTGACGAGAATGGCACAATTACCAAAGTATGTACAAATGATAAGGCATATCAAACTTTACCACCCCTGATTGTTCAGAGTCCAACGGGAAGTGGTGCTATATTAACACCTGTAATGACTAGAAAACGTAGACAAACAGGTGTCATTACTGTTATTGATTGTATTACTCCACGAGGAAACATTGTAGGATATGTAAACGGAAAAGAATACAATGGTCCTTTCCATGTTCATCCAGAGACAGGTCAGAAGATGGTTGGTTTGGCACATACTACTACACCACATGCTACAATATATAATACTCCACAAGAGAGTTTAAGATCAGGTGGCACACCATCATCTAATGTAGGATCAACACAAATTAAAACAAGAACTATAACTGAACTCATAACCGAAAGTGAGACATCACAAACTGCTACTGAATCTTATACTGATCCAATGAATGAAACAGGTGGTACAACACCTCCCCCAAGTGCACCAAGTTCACCACAACCAAGCACACCACCAAGTTCACCACCACCAAGTTCACCACCACCAAGTTCACCACCACCAAGTTCACCACCACCAAGTTCACCACCAAGTAGTGGTGGCGGTGGATATGGAGGAGGATACTAATGTCAAACGAAGCCAGAGTTTTAGACTCCTTTGGTCCTAATCTTGTTATAGAAACTAATGGTCCTGTGGGTGTTGGTGGTGTTTTAGCATATCAATTATATGCAACTACTGATAAGGGTGCGAAGTGGCAACAAGCCTTGCATGGCAACGGATTATCAACTATGGAAGCAAGTCATACTCTTGAAATCCAGACGGGAAAGAAGAATAAATCAGGTCGTGTAAGTTTTATTGCAATGGCACATCATGGTGATGTTTGTTTAAATGCTAATTCTGGTTGGGTACGAATAAAAGGTAAAAATATAGTTATAGATGCAACTAATCAATTATTACTACAAGGTAAACATATTATGGTTGGTAACGCTGATAAAACAACCTCAGATGTGCAACTACTTAGTAGAAAAATTGAAATTAATGGATCAAAAGAAGTTAAGTTTACAGGAACACGAAAAATAACTAGAGATTCAAGGAATATCTTTTTAAAATCATCAATTAGTCAAGTTCAGAGTCCTCTACAAAAAGTTGGATTTATTCGTGGTGCATATAGAATTAGAGATTCTGCTACAAGAAAAGATCTAGGAGATGAATTCTAATGACACAATATCCAAATCCAAATGATCTTAGTCTTCAAACTCAATCTGGTGACTCTACCTTTGAGAATGTTTATATTTTTGGAAAATTAAAATATTCTTATGATGGTGATGATATAACGGTAAGATCAATTAATGTAAGGGAACCATCAGCATTTTCTAAAGATGTAACTTTTTCAGGTGACATTGATGTTTCAGGAAGTGCAAATATTACAGGTGACTTTGCTGTTGACGAATTAACTGCTCGAAATGCAAACATCACTGGTATCGTCACGACCAGTGGAGATTTTTATGCACTTGGCAGATTCAGGGATGAAAATTCAAATCCTGGAACATCAGGTCAAATACTTGCATCTACTGGTAATGGTGTTGATTGGATTGATGCCAATACTACAAGTGTAAATAATTCAATTAATGTGGGTGTTAATGTAAATGGTGATAATGCGAATCAGTTTGTGTCATTCTTTGGAGCAAATAGTGGTAATCAACCAAATCGTGTAGATAATGATTTTACATACAATCCAAGTACAAACACTCTGACAGTTGGTACAATATCAGCTACGACTGTTGTTTCAACAGGATCAGGTGCGTTTGTTTCAGGTATGATCATTGCATGGTCTGGTAGTGTTGCTAATATTCCAACAGGGTTTGTTCTTTGTGATGGTAGCAATAATACACCTGATTTAAGAGATAGATTCATCATTGGTGCAGGAAATAACTATGCTGTTGATGCCACTGGTGGTTCTAAAGATGCTGTATTGGTGGAACATTTCCATACCACTTTAAATTTTGTTGCTAGATCAAATTATGCTGAACCTCGAAACTTTGGTGTCGGAACTGATGGAAACTGTAATAGCACAGGTAACACAGATACCAAAGGTGTGTCTGGGACTGATAAAAATTTACCACCCTATCATGCTCTTTGCTTTATTATGAAGACCTAGTTGACACGACTGGATATATACCTTATAATGAGTTTTGATGGGAAATTATTATGTTGAATGAGTCAGTTGTGGGTGTCATAGTGGACATCTGTGCTAGATCTTTTCTTGTGTTAAGTAATGAAGGAAGAGAAAGAAAGGTGACTTGTGATAATTCTGATCAATTTATGAGAATCCTTAAAGTTTGTAATGACCAACTACCAGTTGAATTAATTAAATATGATAGTATTACTTCATAAATATTATGGTTTTTAAGAAAAAAATGGAAAAGGAGAAAACTCCTGTGGAAAGATTGCATGATGATATTCGACATGCCATTGAAAAAATAGAAAAAAATACTGATGATGAAATTATACGCATTCATACTACTCATGATGATGCAGGCTAAATAGTTTACCTGCTTAAAATCTGTGTACAAACTTTCCACTAAATTTTGCTGGTATGATGACAGTAAAATGATTGTCAAAATGTTTTTCATTAATGGGATACCATTTACTTTTGATGAACTACCTTTTGGACATATATGGGATGAAGAGTTGTGTCAGGTAGCAGATGAAAACCCTTGTTATGACCCAGAGTACATGTATAAAGCATATGGGTACTTGATGTTAGAAGAATTACACCCATTATATTTTCCAGTAGAACTAGAAAATCCAGAACTTTTACCTGA